CTGTGGTGGCAACTGCGGCAGTGCCGGAATATCCAGAAGAAGTAATCGTACCAAGTGACGACCCGCCATCGGCAAAAGTAATGGTGCCGCCATCTGCATCTAATGTAATTCCGCCTGATGAATTTAACGTAACCGTAGTGCCTGCAAGTTCTGCTGTACCATCTGCGGTAATCTGTATGTTTGCGGCGGCGGCGGCATTGTCGGTTGTGACGATGCTTAGGGTTCCATTGGTTCCCACTGTAATTATGGCGGTGTCATCTGTAGACCCCGTCATGGTTATTGCTTTGCCATCTACCGCTACATCATCTACTGTTAGCGCGGTTAGCGTACCTACAGACGTAAGGTTGGGCATCGCTGTAATTTCATCATCGAAATAAGCGGCTAAGTCTGTGACCGCCACCTGTTTCATCGTTCCTGCATCGTTGAATACAACGCGGTCTGCATCTGCCACAGTCGTGGATGAAGCGGTCGTGTCTCCATCCATTATGTTTAGTTCTGCTGTCGTTACAGTTGCCCCATCTAATATCTCTAGCTCTGCTTCACTAATTTCTGCACTGCCAATAGTGACAGTGCCAGCAAAGGTTGCATTGGCTCCACTAAATGTTATTGCTGTTGTAGAGCCTGATTTAAGTATTAGATTGCCAGAAGAGTTTGTTAGTGCCGCATACTGAGTGCCAGCATCTTTTAAAAGAACATCTGCGCCATCTGCATCTAAGATAATATTTGCGGGGGCATCTACAGTAAGGTCGCCTGACGATGGAATAAGCAGTGCCTTTTCTGCCGCCAGCGTGCAAAACACATCCTTAGTGCCAGCGCCAAAGTCTACTTTGCTCCCGCTGTTGGAGCTTTCATGCACCGTATCTCTTGAAAGAGTTGTGCCACTAGATGTGTAAGTCCCTGTACCAATTTCAAAATTGGTTCCGTCAGTAATACAATAAAAGGTATTATTAGAGTCCCCAATAACAGAAAACGATTGGAACCCTGTAGCCGCACCCGCGAGAGTTATGGTTCCAGTTCCTGTTGTTGTCGTTGTTTCCTTAACTCTGTCTTTAACTACAAACGCCACGGGTCACCTATGCTATGCGAATAATCCCCGCGCTTGATGTTGCTGTAGGGAATTGTATTTGGAATGTTCCGTTAGATGCGGTCTTGTCGCCGCCAAACGCCAGCACACAAACGGCGTCTGTTGTGCTAGAACCAGAACCAGTTGTTGTGTTGTATATCAGTGCGCCATTTGCTGTAAATGACGCGCTGGTGTAGGTAACATCTGCAAAGTCTACAACTGCGGTAGACGTATCAACCAGCTTGGGAAAAGTGCTTTCAACACTTAATGTTGCCCCGCCCGCACTATAAGAACTGCCAGATGTATTGGTAATTTCGTTGCTTGTGCTGTAGTCAGTGGTTGTTGCACTTAGAGATGCACTGCTGGTATACAATGCTATCTTGAACGTATCTGATGAACCCGCAGTAAAGTTGTGCTTTGCCTCTAGAAGCTCTTGCTTAAAAGAATTGCACATTGCTTGTGATATTGCCATCACAGCCTCCTAATGTATTTAGCGACATCTTCATGCCCGTTCTTCATCAAAATATTATATACAGTCGTCCTGTCATTGTTAACTGCCTCACGCAAAGTATTTATCAGTAGTGGCCTTAAAGAGTTCTTAAAGGCGTATGCTTGGTCGCGGATAGGCTTTGGTGCATCATCAGATATAGAAATTATCTTTTCCAAGCATCTTTCTGTTATTTCTTCTACAGATAGCCCCCTGTCGCTTGTTGTAACCACGTTGACTAGAGGGTCTTTTGGTAGCTCCATGCTTGCACTAAACATTACATTTCCATCCTTGGTTCGCCATCCCTGTAGCTGTCACGCTTCAAACGCCCGTCTGCCAATGTTGCCAACTGAGACAATGCGTCAGCATACTTTGTTTCATACATTTGAAGAACATCAGCGTCACCCTTCATAAAGATGTACGCCTCAATCAGCGAGCCATACAGCAATGCAGACTCTGCGTTAGTTCCAAGCCAGCTTGTTCCGCTAGATGCAACCGTTATGGACTCTGGGTCATATGCGTAATGCAACTGCACCGTTAGCGCGGTGCTGGGAGTGGGGGCCAATATAAACTCAGTGCTTGAGTGATTTGCATAATACAACGGAACCCCAGAAGTTGCTGTTGCTGGGAACGCCTCCCGAATAAAGCTGGGGTCTTTTTCTAAAAGAAACCGATAGTCATTATCGGCTTCTACAACTGCTATTGAATAGGTGTTTAGAAAATCGGCAGGTTTATTAAGGAACCTTTGACTGGCGACCAAGCTCGCCGTCACAACCTTACGCAAATCCGGTATTGCAACAGAGCGGTAAATACGCTCCTCTGCTTGCGTAATAAATCGTGACAGATTGTTTACGAAAGTTGTTTCCGTATTTTCAGCGTAGTCCTGTATCGCTTGCTTGAGCGTTGTGAATGTGTAGGCCATTAGTCGTCCTCGGCGTACAGATTGTCAAAAACTCTATTAACATCCAAGGTATAGTCTAAATCACTTTTGCTGTAATGTATATGTGCAGACGGTTTAAAATCTGGCGCACCTTCCCCTGTTTGAAACCATGCTGGGTGTGTAACCCGCACACGATTATTGGGTAGCGCAACGATGTTTCCCGTCCACTCTCCTGCATCTAGCAGATACATAACATGGCTCTGCTTATGCTGTGCTGGGTCGTCTGCTATTTCGCTTTCTGTGTAATCTACTGTAAATAGATATTTAGCTGGAAACATTTGCCCATCTATTTTGGCAAGCCAAGGACATGGGGTTGCCCTGTCGATAACATAAACGGAGTGATGATGAGAGGAACAATCCCAAGGTTGCGCGTCATGTGTTTCCATAGGCTCAGGCCAAGCATCAACAGGTATGTCTGCCATCAAGCCCGTTATCGGCATACGCGCCCACATAGCTCCGCCATGTACGGTATCTTCTGGTTCGCCCTCTGGTGAAATGCCCGTGAATATCACTTGAAAGCTAAGACTACGACAGGGCATTGTTGTTACTGCAACTGCCATAGCATGGAGAAACTCTCCATGATAGCCCTCATGGTTGTGTGTATATTCGCGGCGCACCCAGCACTTGAAGTGCGGGATATTGCTTTGAAGATAAGGCATTATGCTTTAGTTAGCTTGTAACCTTTTACTTTTGCGGCGGCACGAAGCTGGGCCAATGTCATGTTCTTGGCTGTTGCACCGCCAGCCTTCATGCCTTTGGATTTCATTCTAGACATTCCGCCAGCACGCATACCTTTAGATTTCATTCTAGACATTCCACCAGCACGCATACCTTTTGACTTCATCCTAGACAGTCCACCTGCACGATAGCCTTTGGACTTCATTTTTGAGCGTCCACCAGCCGCCATGCCCCTAGAGGCTTTTCTTGCCGTCCGCCTTGTTGCGGCGGCTACTCTGCGCCTCATTTGCTCTTTTGCTTTTTTGCGTTGCATAATAATCTCCTAACCGTTTCTAGTAAATTTACCGCCTTTAGTCGCGGCACCCATACCGCGAGCCAATCCCCCGCCAGAAAGCCTACCCGCCCGCCTTCTGCGGCTTGCGGCGGCGGTTTTTCTGGCTCCTGTGCTTTTTGTCTTGGCCCCTGCTTCTACAGTTCTACGATTAAAACCGGGCTTACCTACCTTAGTGGGCTTGGATTTAGCTTTAGTGGGTTTAGGCTTGGCACTTACAACAGGCTTAGTTCTGGTTCGGTATCTAGTTAGCAAGACCTTCCTTCCCTCTAGATTTTTTCGCATTTCATCCGTAGGGGATTTAACCCTAGCCCTTGGTGCATTTTTCTTGGGGGCGGTTTTTTTCATTGGCGTTGCTCGTTTTGTCCGTGCCATAACAATCTCCAAAAGTTATATGTAACTACTTTAGTACCGTCAGGGCTACAGCGTAACCCCTTATGTAATTTTAATTGTAACTTCTCCAGCCTTTGCTGTTAGGTCTGTAAACAACCCACCAACAGGATTGTGACCAAATGCAGAGTCCACGCTGTTGTCAGGTCTGGGGTCACGCAAAGATTGTGGGTCTGACACCCTGAGTCTTCCTACAAA